CCAAGGGTACGTGTACAAAAAGTGATAGTGGATGGTAGACCGGATGATAATGCCGTGAATCTCGATCTGTATTTTACCATAATAAATAGACCTGAAACCTTCACATTAAGCTTCCTCCTCTCGAGAATAAGATAAAATGGCAAATTCATCGATCAATCTAGTTGACCTAGATTTTAATGCATTAAAGACTTCTTTCAAAGATCATCTTGCCTCACAAGCAAGATATAGGGATTACAATTTCGATGGATCCAACATCAACGTTCTTTTAGATGTACTAGCATACAACTCTTATTTAAATACTTTCTACCTTAACATGGTGGCTAGTGAGATGTTCTTAGACACCGCTCAGTTGCGTGATAGTGTGGTTTCTCATGCAAAAGAGTTGAACTATTTGCCAAGATCATTCAAATCAGCCTATGCTAATGTCAACATATCCATAACTCCATCAACTACAGTGGACTCTGTTGAGATTCCATCAAAAACATCGTTTACATCTAGAGTGGGTTCCAACACGTATAATTTTGTTACAAATGAGAGTGTAGTGATCACCACAAGTAATAGTGGTGTTTTCTATGCTAATAGTATTACATTGTATGAGGGTGTTTATGTAACAGATACGTTTGTTAAAAACAGTACTGTAGATGGTCAAAGATTTGTTTTGACAAATCCAAATGTCGATACTAGTAGCGTAGAAATTACAGTTACTGAAAACAGTGGAGCTGATGTATCTACGTTTGTACAGTCGTACTCTATGTTTGGACTGACTCCAAATTCAAGTATATTCTTTGTTCAAGCAGCTGAATCAGAGCAGTATGAGATCGTGTTTGGGGATAACACATCTGGTAGATCCCCACTTGATGGTGCGGTCATCGAAGTGACCTACAGGGTATGTAATGGTGAGCTTCCTAATGGAGCTGACACTTTTGTAAACAATAGTAGTATTGATGGCCACTCGGATGTATCAGTTACACTTAATCGTGAAGCTATCAACGGTTCTATTCCGGAATCCATCCAATCAATTAAATATAATGCTCCTAGAAGTTTTCAGTCACAGGAAAGAGCAGTTACTGAGAGTGACTATAGAACTCTTTTAACCAGAGAGTTCCCTGAGATCCAGGCAATCTCTGTGTTTGGAGGTGAGAAGGAAGATCCCCCACAGTATGGTAAAGTTTTTGTCTCTGTTGATATTACTGACTCCGATGGGGTTCCTGATGTAAACAAAAATCTATACAAAAGCTATCTTCAAGATAAGGTTCCACTAGGGATAACTGTTGAAATCGTCGATCCAGATTTTGTATATCTTAGCATTGAAACGGATGTTAAATACGACTATACCAGCACCACTTTATCTGCACAAGAGATCAAAACAATCGTTACACAGTCCATTATTGATTTCAATAACACATACCTTAACGACTTTAATGCCAAGTTTAGATTTAGTAATTTTGTATCTTACATAGATGCTGCAGATAGTTCAATCATTAACAATGATACTGTTTGCAGACCTTATTTCCTTCTTTCCCCAACTCTTAATACAAACAATGAGTATAGCCTTTCATTCAACTCAGAGGTATTAATAACAACTCCTACATCAAAATCTCACGATATCACAACGGACAGGGGAATATACTCAACCAATTTTGTATATGGTGGTTTGAAGTGTCAATTGGAAGACGATGGCGCAGGTAGTATTAGAATTGTTCGAGTTACTGACACTGCCCATATTGAAGTATTAAAAGTTGGAACAATAGACTACACCACTGGTGCAATTTCAATAAACAATTTAAATGTGTCCAGTTTCACAGGAAATGGTATCAAACTGTTTGCTAAACTTGTCAATACTGATTTTGAGTCGACTCTTAAATACATTCTTGCAATAAACACAGAAAGTATCAACGTTACAGCTACTCCATCTAGACCATGAAACAAATAGAAGATAGTATCAGTTTTTTAGTACAGAACCACTTTCCTCAGTTCTACAAAGAGGATGGTGCTAATTTTATTGAATTTGTCAAAGAATATTATAGCTGGCTAGAGACTTCTAATAACAGTGTTTTTTACTCTAGAAATCTTCTCGAATATAGAGATATAGATTCTACAGTTGATAGTTTCCTCGTCCATTTTAAAAACAAGTATCTAGCTGAAGCTCCTGTCTTTTATGATAAAACCAGGTCTAATGTTAAGCATGCCCTGGACTTTTATAGATCAAAAGGTACTGAAAGAGGTACGAAGCTGGTGTTCAGAGAAGTATGGGGACTCTCTGATGTAGATATTTACTTTCCTGGTAAAGATATTATTAGAGCTTCTGATGGTGAGTGGTATGTTCCTGTATATCTTGAATTGTCTCTTTCAGATAAAACAAAAACCTTCGTGGGTAAGCAGATAACAGGATCAGCTTCAGGAGCTACTGCTTTTGTCGAGGGTGTAGGTAGGAAATCTGTTAGAGGTAAACATTTTGATGTAATGTTTTTAACAAACAAGAAAGGTGATTTTTTACTGGATGATATTATTACGGTAGATGGTGATCTTGCCGAGTGTCCTGTTGTAATTGGATCTCTTACTAACATTGCAATCGAGAGTTCGGGTAGAGGATTTGCTGTTGGAGATGTGGTTGATGTTGTGTCTGCTAGACTTGGTAAACAAGGTAAGGCTAGAATCGATTCAATCACAGACTCTACCGGTAAGGTTACATTTACACTTCTTGATGGTGGTACAGGATACAGATCGTCAACAACTCCCATAGTTGCCGAGAAAAGCATACTACTGCAAAATAAAACCTCATCGAATCCTTATGTTAGTGATTTTAGTATCGATGAGATATTGATTCAGCCTCTTGCAAATATCGTATTTTATTCATCGAACAGTTACTTTGCAATTGGAAATTTGGTCACCGGTAGTAATTCTACTGCAGATGTTGCAACAGGTAGAGTGCTCGGTAAAACCCAAGGTCAGATATCTGGAACGGCAACTGCAAACTCCTCATCAAATAATGTGATCGGCACTGGCACTAGCTTCAGTACTCAGATTGCAAATGGTGATTACATTAGATTTCAATCGTGCACAACAATATATCAGGTAAGTACAACTACAAACGCTACCCATCTTGTACTGACCACTACCGGCCCTAATGTAACGGCAAATTCATTAGTAATTGCAAATGGTTATATGTCACTGATTGTAACGTCAGGTAATTTTGGGTTGGCAGATAGAATCAAAGATACCACAGCGCTGATTAGTTCGTATACGAACACCTCAGCAACCGGTATCGTGATGGGATCTAATGATAGTGCCATAGGGCTGACCTCAGTATCCAATGTGTTTTCTAGTAACGGGTACAATTTTGTTTATGGTCAGACATCTAATGTGCATGCAAACTTAGTGACTATAGGAACTGGATCTGGTGCGGTATTTTCTATTGGTGGGTTGACAGATAAGGAAACGGTTTATATTAACGAGGATTTGATATCTGGTAATAATGCTATTGCAAATACTATTCTTACTGGATCAGCATCGTCTAATACGACAAGTCCTCAGGTCAATGGTGTAGGTACTTCTTTCACAACCGATTTATACAGAGGATCATATATTAAGTTTTCCGGAAATAATAACGTATATCAAGTCAATTCTGTAAGCAATGATACTATTTTAATACTAACAACCAACGGTCCCGATACATCTGCTAATTCAATTACAGTGAAGCCAGGTCCTTACCGCACATTACCACTTAATGCGCTGCAGTATGGATTTCCTAAGCTCCAGTCAGCCAATTTAAGTACTATACTAAATCTTGCACTGACCAGAGGGTCATATGATATTGGTACTATATCATCGCTCACCGGTGTCAATCCTGGAACAAATTATAACATCAACCCATTTGTCCTTGTTCGTGACGTTGCAATAGCAGCTTTCAATAGAAGAAATCTCCATTTAGAACTAGACAATACATCTGGAACTTTTGTGGTTGGTGAAGAGATTACACAGGATTATTCAAGGCCTTCATATACATTGGCTGTTAGTGGATCTAATACTGGTCTAACCGCGCTAGAAACAGTAACCCAGCAAATCAATGCAACTTCCAACAACTATGGTGAGGTCGCATCATCTAACACTTCTGTTGCTGTTTTGTATACATCGGGTAACTTTGTAAATTCAGCATTGGGGTCAAGTTTAACAGGTACCGTTACATGCAATGCTACAAGTTCACAGGTCAATGGTACGTTAACTTTGTTCTCATCTGAACTATCAGCGGGAGACTATATTAAATTTTCTGGAAACAATCTTTTATTCCAGGTAAATAGTATAACCAATAATACTGTCCTGACTCTCACTGCAAATGGAGCTGTGATAACTGGTTCCAATAATATTGCCAAGGCTAGCAACGTTGCTATTGGTTTAACTAGCGGCAAACACTTTTTTGTTAATACAGCCATTTCAAACGCAGTTATCTCCGCATCAAGAGGAACTGTTACCGGTGTAGGAGATGGGTATCTTGATGTAAAGCGTAAGACATTTAATCAATCGTTTACCGATTCAGTTGGTATAACCGGTTCATTCTCGGGTGCTAATGCTAACGTTGTTTCTGTAACGCAGATTGAAGACTCACCACTAATGGGTAATAATGCTGTCGTAACCACTTTTGCTGGTATTGTCAATGGATCGATAAGTACCCTAAGCGTAATTGATTCAGGATTTGCATATGAGGATGGTGAAGATGTCACATTAGTGAAGGATAGCAGTCCTTATGTAGCTACTGGATATGCAAATCTAATCAATCAAGGAGTAGGTGAAGGATACTTTAAATCCACAAAAGGATTCTTAAACAGTGATAAATATATTCATGATGGAAAATTTTACCAGGCATACTCTTACCAAGTGAAATCAAGTGTAGCGCTTGATGTTTTTGCCGACACTCTAAAACAGCTCTGCCACATTGCCGGTACCGAACTTTTTGGTAACCTTGTTAAAACTTCTGATGTTGATGTGGAGATCACGTCCATTGGCTTAGAAATAGAAACATGAGCAAACTAATTACAAATAATCTTAAACTATTCAATGTAGACAACTTCATTGAGTCGTTCACAGAACCAAACTATAATCTATACTATTATTTCCTGGCCAATCCTCGTCCATTCACGTCGGACAGCTCTCCTCCCACTCTATACGACAACCCACAAACTGTGGAAATTGACACGTATGATAATATGATATGTGGAAAGCGAATTACTTCAAGTGATGTTGCTCGTATGACTGAGAGAAAGAATTGGACAGAGGGAGTTGTGTATACTCCATATTCTCATGATTTAGCAAACTTATCATCATCTGATTTTTATATTGTGCATCCTGAAAGTGGAAGTTATCACGTATTCAAGTGTATTGATAATAATGGAGGTGCTCCATCTACAGTTGCTCCTTTGCTAAGCCAAACAGCAGCTGACGATGATTTTTATTTTACTTCCGATGGATATCAGTGGAAGTACATGTACTCTATCACAAGCACTGAGTTTGACAAGTTTGCTACATCAGCTTATATGCCTGTTTTTGTTAACGCTAATGTAGTTGGTAATGCTGTCAGTGGTGCGATTCAAAGCATACAGCTCACAAACAGAGGCAAAGGATATGCTTCATACTGTAACGGATTTTTCCAAGAAGTTAAGGTTGGTGGCAATCCACTAGTTTACGCTCTTGATTCTTCAACTGCCTCTTCAAACGCTAACTTCTATATTAACAGTGCGATCAAGATTTCTGCAGGTCCTGGAAGTGGTCAGCAACGGGTTATTACGGGGTATACAGTTTCCGGATCTACAAGACGTGTAATTATTGACTCTCCTTTTTCAACTGCTCCAACTACATCATCTAAGTATGATATTTCACCTCTCGTGCAAATATCTGGTGATGGTTCTGGTGCAACAGCCCGAGCTGTGGTGAATGCATCAAGTAACTCAATTCAAAGTATAGAGATTGTTGACAGAGGTGAAGGATATACTTACGCTACAGTTGCAATCACAGGTAACACAGGTGTAATAAATGTAACGACAAGCTCCACAACAACTAACACAGCTACGGCTAAAGTTATTATTAGTCCTAAAGGTGGACATGGTAGCAATGCAGCTGCTGAGCTTGAATCAAGATATGTTGGATTAAGTACTCAGTTTGATAGTACTTTGTCTGGTGGTAAGGTTGTGGATGAGAATGATTTTAGAGTGGTTGGCATTATTAAAGATCCACTCTTTGCGAATGTAATATTGGAAATTAGTAGTGGTACTGGTACTTTCGCAGATGGTGAGACAGTTTATCAATCTCAGGGATCTCCTATAGCTGGTATTGTTGTGACGAACCACGGATCCGGATACAGTTCAAACGCTACCGTGACGATAACAGGAACAAGCTCTGTTTCTGCTGTTGCTAATGCCTCTTCCAACTCATCAGGAAGGATCACGCAGGTCAACATAAGCAATACAGGTCAAGGATATATTGCTCCTGATGTTACTATTTCAGCTCCAGCAGCTCAAACATTCAATGGAAACACAAGCGTATCAAACACAGATGATTTCATCACTATAACAAACAACGTATTCCAAAACAATGATACAGTTAAGTATCTTGTTGCTGCTGGTAACACTGCTGTATCAGGATTATCTAACAACACTACTTATTATGTGGTATCGGCAAATTCAACAGGTGTTAAACTTTCATCCACATTAAATGGAAGTGCAATTAATTTAACTGCTGGTGTTTCAGAGACAGGTCACAGTATAACTGGTAATACAGCTACAGCAGTTGCAGTTGTTGATACAAACAAGACTACAACTGCGTATGGGGTAGTAACATTTGCCAACAGCTCTGTTGTCAAGCTAACGAATGTGTATGGTATATTTGTTACTGGTAATTCATCAAGTAGTGTTCTTGTTGGTAACACATCTGGTTATATTGCGACTTGTGATTCTGTTACACAGCCAACTACCTACTTCGATCAAACATATAAAGTGATTGGTACGATGGAGGCACTTGAGTTCCAAGAAGATGAGCTCATAACGCAGCCTTCCACTACCGGTAATGGATATTTTTACTCTCAAAGCGGTACTGGATCCAATCCCCGTACAGTACGCTTGGTAAATAAGAGAGGAACCATAAACCAATCTGATATATCGGTGGATTACACAATTGAGGGAAGTACTTCAGCCGCAAGGATGCAGGTGTCTTCAGTTGCGGATTCTGATCTGGTACATGGTTCCGGAGACATCATATATATTGAGAACTTCTCTCCAGTTAATAAAAGCACTGGGCAAACAGAGACAATTAAACTCATACTTAAATTTTAACAGAGGAATCAATGGCTTCATTGGATACTAATTTTAATATCTCTCCATACTACGATGATTACGATGAAGAGAAGAATTATCATAGAATTCTTTTCAGACCGGCTGTGCCCATCCAAGCAAGAGAGCTGACCCAATTACAGACGATTCTTCAAAGTCAGGTAGAGAGATTTGGAGATAACATCTATAAACAAGGTACAATTATCCAAGGTTGTACCTTCAGCTACGACTATAATTATCAGTACATTAAAATTAAAGATCTTCAGGTAGATGGCCAAACAGCGATTCCTTCTGACTATCTTAATTTATATGCAACCGACCTATCCACAAATTTAAACGCGGTCGTTGTCAATTACACAAACGGTCTAGAATCGCAAGATCCTGACACTAATATTCTATACCTCAAGTATCTTAACACAGGTACAGGGCAAGAGAAGAAATTCTCAAACAATTCAACTATTACGTTATTCAACCAAGATTATAGACTTGATTCGGTAAGAGTTGATGGTGGAGGTAGCAACTATTCAAATGATGACTTCTTGATCTTTACAGGTGGTAGTGGAAGCGGTGCAGCTGCTAATGTGATTACATATTCAAACGGAACAATTAGAAGTCTTTCATTCACTGCATATGGAAATGGTTATATTACTGCTCCTACTGTGTCAGTTAACACATCTACAGGTTCTGGTGCATCTCTGACAGCGTTAAACTATGTTGCGCAGGTTACTGTTGCAAACAGCTTATTCACAGCTAATACAACTACTGGTGGAAGTAACGTTGCAACGACTCCTGTTGGAACAGGTACAGCTGTAACAGTTAGTGATGGTATCATTTACCAAAAAGGCCACTTTGTCAGAGTAGAAGAGCAGACCATTATCGTAGATAAATTTACAACGACACCAAATAATGTCGTGCTTGGTTTCTACACTCAAGAGTCGGTGGTGAATAGTAGTGTTGATTCTACACTGCTTGATAATGCTCAAGGATATTCCAACTACACTGCTCCTGGTGCACATAGACTAAAACTAACTCCGCAAATTCAGGTTCTTACCAAAGAAGCAGCGCTTGCCAACACAGACTTCTTTAAACTGGTTGAGTTTGAGAATGGTAGAGTTACCAAGAGAAAAACAGAGACGGAATTCAATTCAATTGATAAAAAGTTGTCTCAGAGAACAGCTGAAGAGAGTGGTGACTACGTTGTAAGCCCATTCACAATTAACACTGAGGATATCTCAGGTAACACAACACATATCAAAGTTGTCGTTGGCCCTGGAGTTGGATATGTTGATGGTCAACGAATTGAAACTAACGATGCAGTTAGATTAAACGCAAGACAGGGTACAGATACTGCTATAGCTCCTGAACAGTCAATTGCTACCAACTACGGTAACTACGTGTTGGTTAAGGAATGTCATGGGGTGTTTAATTTTACAGCTGGAGCATCCGTAAATCTTAGAGACACTGCCGGTACTGATGTTACAGATAATTTTGCAGGAGCTACTACCACACCTGGATCGGTTATAGGTACAGCAAAAATTAGATCCCTTGAGTATGATTCTGGAACTATTGGAACTCCAAATGCACAGTACCGACTATATTTGTTTGGTATCACGATGTCATCTGGTCAAGCTTTCTCACAGGTGAGATCTGTTCAAGCATCGGGAGCTATTGCTGACGTCGTTCTAAATTCAAGTGGTAAGGCAGAGTTAACTGATACCACTTATGACACTCTTGTGTTCCCTACAGGGTATGGATCTGTCAAGTCCGTTTCGAATGTAGATTTCATCTACAGAACCGTAGCAGCCAATACACTTACGACCAATGGTAACACCACCATTGAATTGACTGGAACATACGATTATTTTCCATACACTGTAAGCAGCACGCTTAATACCACACAGGAAAAAGAGTTTATTGTTGTTCCAACTGCTAACGCTATTGGTGCTACTAACTTGTCTGGAACTGTCACATCATCGGGTAACGTAGTCACTGGCACTGGTACTTCTTTTGTGTCTCAATTAGAGGTTGGGGATTATGTTAAGTTTTCTGGCAATGTTAATATCTTCCGAGTAACTTCTATTACTAATGCCACTAGCCTAGCGGTAAATGGAACAACTGGTCCTGTAGTATCTGCAAACACACTAACATTGGCATTCCCAGCAAATGTTCCTATCAGACTGGACAGAGCAGGTGCAAATGTACAGATTGATAGTACAGGAAAGCGTGCTTATGTGTATATTGGTAATACTATAACAAGCACTGCCGCTGTATCAGTGATACATAATATTAAAGTTTCTCCTGTAGCAGCTTCGATTCACAAGGTGAAGACAGTTAAGAAAGCAGTGTATGTCAAACTGTCAACTGATAAATTAGCCTCCACTACAACTGGTCCTTGGTGCCTAGGTATTCCGGATGCATACAAACTCAATGCTGTATATGTAAGCACATCCAATGGTTATTCAAACACAACTACAAACTACTCTTCAAGTTTTGATCTAGTTACTGGTCAGAATGACAATATCTACGGTCTTTCATATCTTAAATTTAAACCAGGAAGTACTTTATCACTTACAAGCTCCAGTTCACTACTTGTTAGTGTCGACTGTTTCACCCATGGTTCCGGACATTACATAAGCACTAACTCGTATCCTGTTAATGATACAGGAACGTATAACAGCGCGACAGACATAAGAACATCTGATATTCCAGTGTTTAAGTCTCCAAAAACAGGTTCAGTGTATAGTCTGAGAGATGTAGTTGATTTTAGACCTGTTGTTGCAAATACCGCAAATGTGAATGCAACAGCTGTTAGTGGGGCGACAGTAGACCCATCTATTACAGAAACCATAACTGGTTCAGTTTACTTTCCTACTCCTAACGAAATTTTTGAGGCTGACGTCCAGCGCTTTCTTGCCAGAACTGATTTAATTCTCCTTGATCGCAACGAAAACCTTACTATTAAGGAAGGTGTGCCTAGCGACTCGCCAGTACCTCAGAAACCATCTGATAAATCAATGGTATTAGGTACTTTGATAATTCCACCGTATCCTTCGTTATCTCCTGCTGCAGCATCAAGAGCTAAACGTCCGCAAAGCGCTACATTGGTCAAAACTGATCAAGTACAACGCTATACAATGAAGGATATCAAGCAGATTGAAGCTAGACTTAAGAGCTTGGAATACTACTCGTTACTAAACACACTTGAGAAGAACACTAAAGATTTAATTATTCCAAGTGAGGCTAATACTTCAATTTCCAGATTCAAAAATGGTTTCTTTGTAGACCCTCTCAACAGTTATGATGTGGCGAACGTCGACGATAATGAGTTCAATTTCTCAATTGATACGAAGAGAGCTTTTGGATCTGTTCCCATTGAACATACTGCACTAGACTTGCGTTTTGATAGTGGGTCGTCCAGCAATTATACTAAAACAGGCGATTCTATTTTTCTAAGCTACACCGATCAAGTTGCTCTAACGCAACCACTAGCAACTAGGGTTAGAAATCTTGCTGCTTTAGCCTGGTCATACAATGGTGAATTGAAGTTGTTTCCGGAATATGATAATTACTACGATACAGAAGAGCAAGCTCTGAATTTTACAGTTGATCTTGCCACCCCTATCAATAGTTTAATAAACACTATTAATGATAGTGTCGTGTTTAAAGCGGATGCAAAAACACTCACTACCGTAACTCAAACTGACTGGGTAAATATTAGTGGAAACTATAAAGGAAAAGCTAATTTCAGTAACACCGTGACATCTAGTAAAGGATTGATAAACACAGACCAGTCTGCGATTGCAACCGTAACGACAACAGCAGTTAGCGGTAGTGTTCAGACTGGAGGTACAGTTCAGGAAAGTCAGGAAGTAGGTAGTTTTTCTGCTATATCTGATTTCAATCCGTTCATACGTTCGCAGAAAATATCTTTCTGTGTTACAGGATTAAGGCCCGGTGCTAGACATTATGTGTTTTTTGATAAAATTCGCGTTGATAATAACTACACTGAGAGTGGAACAGATGTGACATTCTTTGGAGCAAGACCTGGTGAGATTCCACTTGCATCAATAACCAATACTGAAAACCTTGCTGAGAATGAGGACTTTAAGTACACCGGACCACGTGGTACCCAGTTAGTTGCAAATAGTTCTGGTGGATTGGCAGGAGACTTCTGGATTCCGGGTGGAAGGTTCTTTGTTGGTCAGCGTGAAGTGTTAATTACTGATGTTGATGATATCGATAGTGTGGACACCTCTGTGTCAAAGGCCACTGTATTCTTTAATGCGTATAATTTTAAAAAGACAGACGTGTCACTGACAATGGTGACAAAGGCTCCAAGTAAAATAGAAAGCAAGGTAACCACAACTAGCTTCTCAACTACACAGACAATATACAGAACAAGACGCTGGGATCCTCTTGCTCAGACATTCAACATTAATTTTAATGATGGTAGCGATGGGTGTTTTGTTTCCAAGATCGATTTGTACTTTAAGGCTAAGAGTAGTGACAAATCGTTGACAGTGTCCATTAGAGAAACGGATAATGGATATCCGGCAGCTACTACAATTGCAAGAAAGATACTGGAGCCATCTCAGATTAATGTGAGTGATAATGGGCAGACCGTTACCACAGTAACTTTTGATACACCTGTATTCATAAGAAACAATAAAGATTATGCTCTTGTTTTGGCACCAGATGCAAACTCACCTGATTACCTTGTGTGGACAGCTGAAACAGGTAAACCAGATGTATTCACAAACCAGATTGACAATGGTGATTTTGGAGTAGGTGTACTGTTTATATCTTCTAATGATAAAGTGTGGACTCCAATTCAGACGGAAGATCTCAAGGCAACGTGGTATTTTGCTAAGTTTGATGCGACATCGGGAACTGCTGTGTTCAAAAATGCTGATTATGAGTTCCTCACACTAACAGGTACTGAAGGAAGCTTCGATGTTGATGAGCAGATTGCTCAGAAAGCTAGTAGCTACATTACAGCGGCAGCTATTACTGGAAACACCACCAGTAGGATTGTGAATACGTCAGTTTCATTGACCTCTTCTTTATCAGCAGGGGACAGGGTGTTGTTTGTGTTTGGAAGTAGTAAAACAGCAGCTAAAACAGGTACGGTTTCTAATACAACCCTCACAACAATCACTGGTACTGGTACTGCGTTCAATACTGAGTATAGTGCTGGTGATTATATTTTGATTGGAACGGACGTACGAGAAATTGCATCTGTTGCCAATAGTACTCAGCTTGTGTTGGATGCCGCTCTCAGTACAGCGGCTTCCGGAGCTGCTCACTATGGGATAACCGAATCTTATCAAGTAAATAGAGTTAAATCAGCAAACTCAACAGCAGTCGTTTTCAAAGACAACTTAGAGCTGAGTGTTGACAACTCTAGTGTTTATGGTAGTATCCAGAAAGTAGTGAGTGGTAAGCTGTATAAAAAGAATAATGATGATACCATCATTCTTTCAGGATCTAATGCTGCGAATACAACTTTCTTGTTCCAGTCAACAGGAAAAGTAGTTGGTTCAACATCCGGAGCTACAGCTACAATTAGCTCTGTTGATGATTATACTGTTAACTATATTGAACCTCATATTTCAACCATCACTCCTGTACCAACAGAAGTAAGATTATCGCAGAGTATAGTCGGTACTACCGCTGCTACCTCCAGCCAGGATATATCTTTTGGTATTTCTAATAAGACTAAGTATGAGGCTGAAATAAGATCTAAGAGTAACGAGATATCATCTTATAGCGGTCAGAAGTCGTTGACTCTCACAGCTACTATGAGCAGGACATCTGCGTCAGATAAGACCAGTCCTGTAATTGATACTAGTCCAATCAGCGTTGTTGCTATTAGAAACAAGATCAACAACTCCAGCACGAATGAAACTACAAGATATGGTAGTGCGTTAGTCAAGTACATTTCCAAGACTGTCACCCTCGCTGATGGTTTAGATGCAGAAGACATGAAATTTTATGTTACTGCGTACAAACCGTCCGGAACAAGCGTATTAGTGTATGCTAAAGTACTAAGCAATGATGATTCAACTCCGTTCGAAGATAGAGACTGGACATTGTTGTCTCAGGATACAGAGAGTGGTCTTTACAGTGATCTTGGGGATGACAATGACTATATTGAGTATGAGTATAGTATGCCTCTGTCCCCACCTTCAACAAGAAAGAGTGGTATAATTGCTACAACTAGCAGTAATACAATTACTGGAACCTCCACCTTATTTGATGCTGATTTTGCTCCTGGTGACTTAATTAAGATTGTTAATACTGACAGCAACACTGACTATGAAATAAATGTAGTTGCTACAAGAGCAAGCAACACAACATTGACACTAACTAGTGCTTTAGGTCCGTATTCAAATACAACCGCTACCGGTTTCACTATTGAGAAGGTGGACCAGCCTAAGGCAGCGTTCAAGTACGCAAAAGACAATAGTATTGTGAGGTATTATGATGCATCACAATCAGCACATACAACATATAAAGTGTTTGCTGTTAAGATTGTGCTGCTGTCTAATAGCACTCAAAATGCTCCTAAGATCAAGGACATTAGAGCACTGGCGGTTTCTGTATGATTGTTAAGACTGAAGATAATGACTTCAACAGAGACGACAGCAATCTTGCGTTAATAAATAGTAACGTGGAAGCGTACAGAATGTATCGACGTCAGCGTGCTCAACAAACCGAGCACGCCAATCTTCAACGTCAAATAGATACTTTGAAGAGTGATATGGATGATATAAAAGGTATGCTAAAAGTTTTAATTCAGAGAGAAAATAATGTCACTAACAACGGCTAATGTAGAAGTAACAACAGACTCGTTTCAGAATTGGCTTGATAAAACCAATACCCTTCTTTACGCCTATTCAACCACTATTGTTACAACATCAGCTAACTCTATTGGTGGTTTTACAACAGGTAATGCAACGGTTAACGGTATTTTCACTGCTAACTCAATAACAGTAAGTGGAAATTCAACGTTTGGATTGAGGGGTGGTAATGTTACCACTGCTAATGTGTTGTATATTACCGGTAACGTCTCTATTGGTAATGCCTCAGTCAACACTGTATTCAGCACAACTACAATCGATACTGATTTAGCTTTAACTGTGTTAGGAGCAACGACATTATCCAACAGTCTATCGGTTGCAGGCAACAGTTCTTTATCAGGTCAGCTACAACAAATATCAGGTAACTCTAACTTTGATTCAGGTACATTGTTTGTTGATGCCACGAATAACAGAGTAGGTATCAACAATACTGCCCCTGGAGTCGCATTGAGAGTTACTGGTGCTGTTGATATCAGTTCAACAGCAAATGTACAGGGTGCAGCTAATCTGAACTCAACACTTGGTGTTACTGGTGCAGCTACTCTAAGCAACACAATTGCAGTAACTGGAAATGCTACATTCTCTAATGATGTAGTGACCGTTGGTAGTAGCTTTCTATCGGGCAATCTATTTGTTGTAACAACCGGTGGGATTTCTCTCAACTCAGTAGCAACTTTCCAAGCCAACGCAACATTTACTAAAAATGCTTTCGTCCAAGGCAATACGCTGACCGTTAATGTTTCAAACTTTATAACTGCTTCTAATGGTGATCTTGGAGCAAACATTACAACGCCACTTCTAGTAATGAGTTTTCCTAAGACCTACAAGGGTGGAGAATTGATACTTAACGTTACTAAAACAGGAACATCTCAAGTTACTAAAATACTCTTTGCTCATGATGAGTCTAATGTGGATCTGTCCACATATGGTACTGTTGTTGCTCCATCAAGCTCACCTGAATTGGGTACGTTTACCGCAGCAATAAATAATGCCAACGTTGAGATTAAAGTACAACAAACAAACATAAACTCGGCTGTAAAGATTATGGCTAATTTATTCTAACAGGCTATAAATGGCAAACACTAGATTCAAAACGCACCATGGCTTAAACGCTACTGCAAATAGTTACATAGATGGAAAACTAGAGGTTACTGGTGATCTTGTGGTCAGCGGTAATGTTTCTGTTTCTGGTTCCAGTGTTGGAGAGTTTAGACCTGATGCTGATCAGAGAAATTTAGGCAACACATCTCTTAGATGGAATCTAATCGGATTTGCTGCAAACCTAGCAAGTACTCTTACAGCTAACGGAGCTACAACACTCAGCAACACTTTGCTGACAACTGGTGCAGCTACGTTTCAAAATACAGTCACTGTTGCTGGGGTAACTAACGTATCATCTAATGTTAATATTTTAGGTGTTACTAGTATATCGAACAATCTTATTGTAACTGGCACGGGCACAGTAAACGGCACATTCACAGCTAATGGAAATACATCATTTACTAGTGGTTTACTAACGGTAAACAATGGTACTGGAGCCACTGTAACAGTTGGTGCTGCCAACGTATCTATTGATAGTGGTTCGTTATTTGTTGATGCAGTTAATAATAGAGTCGGTATCAATAACACTGCTCCTGGTGTAGCTTTGAGAGTTACCGGTGCAGCAGACATATCATCAACAGCTAATGTGCAGGGTAATGCTAACGTAGGTGGATCATTTGGTGTAGCTGGTAATACCACTTTGACTGGTAACGCAACACTTAGTGGAGTTCTTCAAACAATTGCTGGTAATGTGAATTTTGATTCAGGAGTCCTTTTTGTAGATTCGGTGAATAATAGAGTGGGTATCAACAATAC